CAAAACGACGTGCGCGATTGGAAACCTCTGACCGGGGGATCGCCAGTTCCAACTGCTCAAAAGGCAGCCAATGGATCAGCGCCTTGGGCTAAACGATAAGGAGGTATTCATGTCTAAAAAAGCAGTAAAAATTGCTATAAAAAACATTGGAAGCCAAAAGAAAACAGCAGAATTGCTGAATGTTAGTCAGCAATACATAAGTAATTGCGTAACGAGAGGATATTTTCCACTTAACCACGCAATAAAAATTGCAGACAATTCAAAGATTCATCCAATACATTTGATAAATCCGGAAGTTGAACGTTGTGCAATTGATTTAGTGTTTCCAAAAGATCGTGAACCAAGAAGAGGCGATGAAATTTATCAAGAAATTGATAGTGACCATCCTTCTCATCCTGCTTTTGGACTTGTTTAACAAGGGGCTTCGGCCCCTTTTCTTTAGGAGCATCATGAGCAAAATAGTCGAACTGATAGATAAATACCATGCAGAAAATACCGATACTCAACGTGGACACATGGGCGGATCATTGCTTGGCCACAAATGCGAAAGATATCTCTGGTATATGTTTCGTTGGACTTTTGCTGAACACTTCCCGGGACGTATGCGTCGTTTGTTTAGGCGCGGCCAACTGGAAGAGCGAGTCATAGTCTCAGACTTACGCGCCATTGGAATTGATATTCGTAACGTTGGCGACAATCAATCAAAAGTAGAGTTTGGTACGCACGTTAGCGGTAGCGTTGACGGTATCATTCATCGAGGAGTGCCCGGGCATGAAGATGAGCAGTTTATAGCTGAGTTTAAGACTCACAATAAAAACTCATTTAACAAAGTGGCTTCAACGGGAGTCAAAGAAGCCAAGCCAATGCATTACGCGCAGATGCAAGTTTATATGCTTGGCAAGCAGATTCATAAGGCGTTATACGTTGCCGTTTGCAAAGATAACGATGAACTGTACACCGAGATCGTTGATTTCGACGAACAGTTTGCAGAAAGGTTATTGCATAAGGGCAATGCAATTACATTGTCAAATGAAGCTCCGCCGAGGATATCTAACGATCCTAGCTGGTTTGTTTGTAAGGGATGCCCGGCTCGACATATTTGTCACGAGGGACAGCCTACTAAGCAAATCAATTGCAGAACGTGCGCTCATTCAACTCCAAAAGAAGATGGCACATGGGATTGCGAAAGATTTAATGCGGAAGAAATTCCAGAGGACTTTCAGCATAAGGGATGCGACTCGCACGTCCTACATCCTGACGTTGTGCCTTGGACTCGATTGGATAGTAACGATCCTAACGAGGCCGTATGGGAAATTAACGGTCAGTTTATTAGAAACGGCGAAGGCGATGCGAACACATACGCCAGCACTGAATTGGTGAGCAATCTTGATGCGTGTTTAAAGCCAGATCAATTTATTACAGACTTGCGTTTTGATGGAGGAAAGATAATAGGATGAAACCAGTCTTAGATGCTTGTTGCGGCGGAAGAATGATGTGGTTTGATAAAGAAGATGATAGATGTTTATTTGCAGATCAAAGAAATGATGAATTAAAAATAGATCATTGGCCCTCACAACTAGGCAGATCGTCTAAAAAAATTAGACCAGATCAAATACATGATTTTAGAAATATGCCGTACAAAGATGAGTCTTTTTATCATGTTGTTTTTGATCCACCTCATGTAAAAAAAATATGCTCAAAGTCTATTATTGCTTTTGTTTATGGATCATTAAATGAAGAAACATGGAAAGAAGATTTAAGAAAAGGTTTTGTTGAATGTTTTAGAGTTCTTAAAAAAAATGGAACATTAATATTTAAATGGAATGAAACACAAATACCTTTAAAAGAAATTTTAAAACTAACGCCAGAAAAACCTTTGTATGGTCATAGGTCTGGTAAAAAAGCAAACACTCATTGGATAGCTTTTATAAAAAAATAATTACTAAATGCTTCGTAAGTATCAACAAAGAGCTATTGATCAACTATACGACTGGTTCCGTGCTAACAAGTACGGCAACCCGTGCATTGTTTTGCCGACCGGAAGTGGCAAGTCGCACGTTGTCGCGGCTATATGTAAGGATGCCGTAGAAAACTGGCCAGAGACTCAAGTCTTAATGGTTACTCATGTAAAAGAGTTGATCGAGCAGAACGCAGAAAAAATGTTACTGCACTGGCCAGATGCGCCGTTAGGAATATATAGCGCAGGAATTGGGCGTAAAGAACTCCATCAGCAAATCACATTTGCCGGAGTTCAGTCTATCAGAAACAAGGCCACCGAAATAGGTCACATTGATCTCATGATCGTCGATGAGGCGCACCTGATATCGCATAACACTGACACCAGCTACCGCAAGCTGATCCATTATCTCAAGATGATTAATCCAGCCATGCGAGTGATTGGCCTGACCGCGACTCCGTACCGATTGGGGCATGGCATGATAACTGACAAGCCCGGGATATTTGACGCGCTAATTGAGCCTACCAGCGTCGAGGCGTTGGTTGAGGATAAGTTTCTAGCGCCTCTTCGATCAAAGCTAACTGGAACCAAATTAAGCGTTGCTGGCGTACATAAACGCGGCGGAGAGTTTATCGAGAAAGAGTTGCAGGAGGCAGTTAATAAGCAACACACCAACGAAGGCGTTGTTGCCGAAGTGATTAAACTGGCAGAGGATCGCAAGGCTTGGTTATTCTTTTGTGCTGGCGTAAAACACGCCAGAGCCATAAAAGACATACTTATCCAAAACGGCATAGCGGCTGAATGCATTACTGGAGATACAATAAAACCAGAACGTGAACGCATTATTAGCGAGTTCAAGGCTGGCAAGATACGTGCGCTAACCAACGCCAACGTATTAACTACTGGATTTGACTATCCAGACATTGATCTTATAGCAATGCTACGCCCAACGATGTCTCCGGGCCTGTACGTCCAAATGGCTGGGCGCGGTATGCGTAACAAGAGCCATACCGATCATTGCCTAGTTTTAGACTTTGCTGGCGTAGTCCAAATGCATGGCCCGATAACCAGAGTGGAGCCGCCGAATAAGCCCGGTAAAGGCACTGGAGAGGCTCCAGTAAAGGTTTGCCCTGAGTGTGATAGTTTAGTGGCCCCAGCCGTCAAAGTATGCCCAGACTGCGGATACGAGTTCCCTCAGACGAAAGAGAAGCGCATGAGGCTTCATGACATAGATATCATGGGCCACAACAACGACGGATTCTCTGTTCTTGATTGGCAGTGGTCTAAGCATAGGTCGAGAACCAGTGGCAGAGATATGGTTAAGGTGCAGTATTACTCTAAAATACTGGCCGATCCTATCATTGCAGAATATTTCCCCATCCAGCACGAAGGATACGCCGGGAACATGGCAGTAAGTAAGTTGGCAAGCATAGCCATCAAATCAGAGATTGATGTGAAGTTTCTGAATACAAGCAATTTGGAGGATATCTGCTACATTATGAATAAGGGCAAGCCGCCAAATGAGATTTTCTACAAGAGGGAAGGCAAGTATTACAAAGTCGTTCAACGAAAATGGGCGAAGTGAACACGTTGAGCAACGGGAGTTTGTAAGCTGGTTTCGCAAGACCTACAAAGCCAAGATAATAGCGATACCAAACGGAGGCCAAAGAAACATCGTAACCGCCGCACGTCTCAAGGCCGAGGGCGTAACTCCCGGAGTCCCAGACCTGTTCGTACCGGAGTGGCTACTTTGGATTGAAATGAAGAAAAAAAGTGGTGGTAGCGTGTCTGCAAGCCAGCTAGAATGGCACAATTATTTAAAATCTATTAATCAAAGTGTTATAGTATGCCGAGGCAACGAAGATGCTCAGTGCCAAGTCGAGAATTTTACTAAGGAGATGGCGCATGAAACATGACAATATTTCTGCATATTTGAAGGAAAACAGGGAAAAGCTAGGGATCACTCAGAAGGAATTAGCTGATGCATTGGATATTCATTACAAGACCATTAGCAAATGGGAAAACGGGCGCTCTATCCCTAACGATAAAATAATGCAAGAAATAGAAAAAGTGTTTGCAGAGGCCAATCAGAGCGAGGCATTTAACAAGATTAACGTCTTTGGAATATTGGCCATTGTATGTTCCTTGTTGTTTTTGTTTTTGTTGTATTTATCTATTAAATGACAAGCATCAATTTACGCAAATTTAAGAAGCGTATAAAGCACATAAAGTTTGGGCCTTACTACATGGTTGCTATTGGCAAAGAACGCGCTGGTGAGCCTCTATTTACGTTTATTGATGGGAAATTATATACAGCTACTGAGGCGCTTGCCTTGGCTAAGAAATATGGCTATGATTCAGTAGATCGAGTGTATGAGGCATTTAATTCGCTCGGTTAACTTTCATACTCCTCCTACTCAAGCCCCGCGTTTTGGGGCTTTTTTTATGGATTCTGGACTGAATCTAACTTCCTTTACGATCCAAGCCTTTGGGATATGAATCTTGGCGTTTGATTCTTTTTTGGATATGGCGGATGCAACGCATATTGCTTTGTCATCCTCGGCAACAATGAATCCGAGAGTGTAGCAATCATGAAGCTCTGGTTTCTTAGTTTCTTCCCAGCCTGAGTCAGCTACAGCGTCAACCCATTCAAGATATACGCACTCTCGATTCAATTGTTTAGCCTCCATATTTTGGCTATTTCTTCTTTTTACCTGCCTTACGTTTGACCGCATAAGCTATGGCAACAGCCTGTTTTGGCGGCTTCCCAGCCTTAATCTCAGCTTCTACGTTCTTTTTAAAGGCTTTTTTTGATTTGCTTTTAACTAGCGGCATTAGTATCCCTTTTTAGCTTTTGTCTTGCTGGGCTTTTTTTTAGCCGCCTTCTTCATCATGCATTCACCGGCTGCCATGCATTTCTTAGGATTTGGGCAAGTTGGGCAAGTTTTCATTTTTTAAGCCTCCAATAAGTAGGAAATATCGACCATGAGAGTTTAACAATAAAATAATAAATTCTCTTTACAGCCCTTGAGAGCTTTATTTTTCTATTGAATCTTTTCAAATACTTTGCTGCCTTGATTATAGCCTCTGGATTGTCATCAAATAGCCCAAGCCCAGTGTTACATTTCTGGCAAAGCAATCCCCGTATTTCACCATAATAGTGGCAGTGATCAACTGATAATTTTTCTCTCTCAGTTTGCTTGCCGTCAACGCCACATATCAAGCATTTATTACCTTGCCTGAACGCGATTTCAACGTATTGACGAAACGTAATTCCATACACGCTTTTATAGCGAGAATTACGTCTAGCTACTGGATCAGCCAATTACTTTTTCTTAGCTGTTTTTTTTGCTTTCTTGAATGCCGAAGCAGTAGGAGCGCCTTTTGTTCCCGGCTTTCTCATTTTTTCTTTTGATCCAGCTTTAATCCTCTCACGCTTGGCGTGAATGTTTGCGTAGAGTCCTTTTTTCATCACTTGCTCTTTTTGTGTTTGTTAGCAAAATTCCTTGCGGCCTCAACACTACCAAAGCCCCAAGCCTTTAACGCCAGCGCCTTACGAGTTGGGCGGCCTTTTGAATCTTTCATTGGCCCAGCCATCCCAGAGAATCTAGCGGCAAAAGATACACGTCGAGGATTGGTTCCAGACTTAACTGGAGCCTTCAAGTCTCCGCCCTCTTTATTCTCAAAGTATTTACGGCCTTTTTCGTTCAGGCCACCTTTTGGATTTTGATAGACTTTTTTAACCATTAGACATTTCTTTCAAAATGCGGGCAGTCAACAAGTGATTTAAAGTTACCGCCCCATCTGTTTTTAGGATTGAGAGATTCCCAATAGTCGCCTATTTCTGAGATTGTTTTTCTATCCCAGATAATCTTGCCATCTTTAAAGAAAAACAAATCAATAGCGCATCGCTTAATGTGATTGCTATTCATTGTCTTGGATCTGCCAGATTTGACGTATATGGCTTGCTGTTCAGGAGTTCTGTGCAACTCTCCGCCAGTAACCATAAATCCCTTTTCAGTGGCGTACTGAATTAGTTTGCAGGCATCCAATAGGAACGCCGCTTGTTCCTCGGAGAGTTTCATTTCTTACCTCTCAGTTCCATAACTTTTTCTACAGTTCTACCGCCAAAGTAGGCCGTCATAACTAGCATTCCCCACTGCCCCAACAGGCTTACATAACTTTCGTTAATGTCTATCCCGTTGGCGCTAAGTCCTGCAAATAGCAAGTAAGCGGTAAGAATGTACACCAGAGTCAATGGACGAATGTTCTTTGACATCCAAGAGTCTGATGCCATGTCAGCAGACCACCGAGTAGATACGTTGTTATCTTCGTTTCTGGCGGCATCAATCAGAACTTTAAGTTCCTCTTGCTCTAGTTTTGCTTTCTCTATTCCAAGCTCTAGCAGTTTTTCTTCATGCTCAAACTGCAATTGACGCATCTTTTCAATGTCAACATCGCTTGGATTATCTGGGATCGTAACTCCTAGAGTCTTTTCGACTACCTGTTTGCCCTTCGCTTGGATAGCCGAGGACAAAAGACCAAGGCCATTTTCTGCCAAACTACCAAGCAATGCTCCTAGTATTGGAATCATCTTTTAATTATCCCTAGTTCGCCTACTTTGGTGAACGCCATAGCTAAAACAAATGCGCCGACTCCGGTAAGAACTGCCTCAGATCCGTATGAATGATCATGTGCAAATGCGTCAACAACCGCAGTAATGGTTCCTACAGTCCAAGCCAATATCCACTTGTTATCAGTTGGCTTAACCATGTTACATACAAACAATGCAATCATAGTTGCAACACCAACTTTAAATGCATTTGCAAAATGAGCAAAACTTAGTACCGCTAGATTGCCTTTTACCATCATGACCATACATGACAAAAATGCATCTCTAAAACCTTTAGATGATTCTTTTGCTTTCTCAAACAATTCGCTAAAAAACATTATTTTCTCCTTATCTAAATAAAGGACTTTTTGGCTTAGATTTTTTTGCTATCTTTGCCAATTTTTTACGTTTACTTAACTTCTTTCGTTTTGGGATCGGCTTTACTTTTGCATCAAAAGATTTAACCTTGGCCATTACTTGTCAACCTTGCTATCTAACTTAGAATCAATTGAATCTAATTTATCAATAATTCTATCGATAAATCTTTCAAACTCTTGGCGCTTAACATAGCTTCCGGCAACTAAGACTTCAACTTCACTGAGTCTAGTTTGTAGTCTTGATTGAGCTTTTTGTATGTCACGAACAGCCATCCATATAAGATGCCCAAAAAATCCGATTGCTGCGCTTACCGCAGACAAGGCCCAGTTAATTAAAGTTTGATCCATTAGTATTTGCCTTCCCAAACTCTAAACTTGTTAAAGTCGCCTGATAACATTTTACGCTTAATGACCTCTTGGGCCGCGCCATGATCAGACCAGTCCACTCCGGCTTCCTTGAGCCATTGCGACATTATATGCATTGGGATACGGCCTACCAGTCTTTTGTCTCCAGTTTGCCCCAGTCCAGAATGCTTAATTTCCTCTACTTGGCGTAATACAGGCTCATTGTCATAAACCTTTTCAATAGTCAGAGTATCTCCGCCGTCATCGTGATGGACTATTTCTTTGATTTTCAAAACAAGCTCCTAAAAAAAGGGGGGCATTTAGCCCCCCCGTATCAATTAAGATACTGTGTTGTCGAACACACCGCCTGATGCTTTCTCGTTGTTACATACGAGAGTAAGCTCAGTAACGATTGCGCGTCGAGTTGAGTCAGAAGTTTTAGCAAGTTCCATGTTCTTTGTAGGACGTAGAACTGCAACTGACCACATATCATCTTGCATGATAAACACGTCACGAGAACGGTTCTCACGAGATGGCATGAAGTCTACTGTTCCCCAAGGCGTTACATAAACATCAACTGCCTTGATAACAGCATTTGTTCCACCAACTGATGCACCAATCGTTGAGCGCTGGTTGTTCATGCCGGTGAAGGCAAGAGCTTTGTTCATCTGGAATGCTGA